TGCAGGAAGAATAGTAAAAAGTTATTCTATAGATGGTATTAACATAAGTGGACATTGTCAAGCATCAACTTTTTTACTTTCAGTTAGAACAACTGGAAACACAGCTACAACTGTAACAGTTGGAGCGACAGCAGCATCTGCAACAAATCAAGTAATTCTATCTAATCAATCAGCATATAGATTTAAAGGAACTATTGTAGGTAAGCAATCAGGCAGTGTAAACGCAGCAGTTTGGGATATTGATGGTTTCATTGTAAGAGGTGCAAACGCAGCAGCTACTACATTGAATGTTTCTAATGTAACTTTAGTACAGAATACACCAGCTTGGGGAACACCAACACTAGCAGCAGATACAACTAACGGAGGTCTTAGAGTACAAGTAACGGGTGCAGCAGCTACTAATATTCAGTGGACTTGCACAATAGAAACAACGGAGGTAATTTACGCTTAATTATAAACTATGGCAATTTACAATACATTACACATCTTTGGGTACGGAGAGACTCAAGTAATTACAGATAAAGAAAATAAGAAGGTAGCAACTGATTCAATTGTCGGGGTGCAGTTAGTAGTAGATGACATTTACTCTAAGAAACCATCTGACAATCCTGCAACAACTGAGTATAGAACAATCACTATTTTGAATGAGATATTTGCAGACTATTCAGATGAACAAGGCAATAGTTTTAGAGTTGACTATTCAGAACTGAATACTAAACTTATTGATGCGGTAGTATTAGAGGTATTAAAATAATCTATTGTTAAAATATTAACTTTATGAAGGCTGGGTGACTAGCCTTTTTTTGAATATAGACATGGCAAATAAGGAAGCAGTATTTTCACTAAGGGTTGACACTGGCAACAGTGTACAAGATGTGCAATCATTTGACAAGGCAGTCAACAATCTAAATAAGGATCTGCAAGCAACACAGAAAACTGCTGCCTCAGATGCTGGCACAGATGCCTTTGCTGAGAAACTAGCGGAGCTGAATGCAAGGGTTGAAGCTGGAGGATTGAGCTTGAGAGAGATGACTCAAGTCATGAAGCAATATCAGACTATTGCAGCTCAAGCTGGTGTTGAGTCACCAGTGGGTGATCAGGCCATCCGTAATGCTGCGGCATTGAAAGATGAGATAGGTGATCTGAAGGCTGCAACTACAGCACTATCATCTGACTTTGTGGGCCTTGATACATCCTTAGCTGGAATAGAAACTGGAGCAGCTGTATTCGGAGGCTTTCAGTCAGCTATGGCATTGACTGGTGTAGAGTCTGAGCAATTGGTGCAGACAATGGTGAAGCTGCAAGCTGTGCAAGGTGTGGTAAATGCAGTGAGCACTGTTGCGAACAACTTGAATAAAGAGGCTATTCTAGGAATCCAGCTGAGAAATGGTCTTGAGAAATTAAGCACATTCATAAAGGGAGGCACTACAACAGCAATTGTTGCACAAACTGCTGCATCAGGAGGATTGGCAACAGCTCAAGGTGCTGTGACTACTACAACGGTGGCAGCATCAGCAGCCATGAAAGCATTCAGAATTGCATTGATTGCCACTGGTATTGGTGCTATTGTTGTATTGCTAGGCTTGGCAGCTGAAGCAATGGGATTCTTTGGTGATGAATCAGAGGATGCTGCTAAGCAACAAGAAAAATTGAAAGCACAATTAGATGCAACAAGAAATAGTTTACAAGAGCAACAAAAAGCTACAAATGAATTAGCTGATGCTGTAGGCAGAGATACAGAACGAATGATTGCTCAGGCTAAAGCTAGAGGTGCAAGTGAAAAGGAGATAACAGATATTAAAATATCACAATCTAATTTGCAAAGAAAGTTATTGGCCAATGATTTGAATACTCAAAAAGCAGCCTATGAGAAAGCCAACAAGGATAGAAAAGTAAATTTAGAGGAATTAATAAAATTTGAAGAGACTTACTATTCAGCTAGAAAAAAACTGCAAGAATTTGATAGAGCCAATACTATTAAGGTGGCAGACAATGCAGTTAAGGTAGCAGAGAATGCTGAGAAAGTAAGAAAGGATCAAGCTGATAAGGCAAAGGCTGCATCTGATAAGGCAAGAGATCAGAGAAAGACAGACCTTGCTAAGATTCAAGAGGTAGAACAAGCCTATGTATTAGCTGGTGAATCACTGAAAGATCAAGAGATTATTGCAGAGACTAAAAAATACAATGAGTTAATTAAGCTCGCTGAAAAAAACGGATATGATACAACTACTTTAAGACTAGCTTTAAGAGATTCATTGAATAACATTGATAATAAATACGATGATATCCAGAGAGAAAATGAAGAGCGCAGAGCTAAGGAACAAAAAGAAAAGGATCAAGCTGAATTCAACAGAAAAGAAGCTCTTAGAAGAGAAGAGATTGCAATGGAGGAGGCTTTCTTTGATGAATACAATGCAGCTCTATTGACTGCTCAACAGACAGAAGAGCAAGCTGTCACAGACAAATACTTCAAACTGATTGAGGGTGCCAAACAATATGGCCTTGATATCACTAAACTGGAGGAGCAACAGCAACAAGAGATCAGTAAGATTCAGAACAAATACAATGCTGAGAGACTTCAAAAACAGCTGGACAATGCTCAGTTTATCTTTGACCAATTCAGTGCCTTAAATGATGCCTTTAGCTCATTAGAAGATGCAAGGATGCAGAACATGCAAACTAGAGCAAATGATGAGCTGTCTGCATTGGATGCCAAGCACAAGAAAGAGCTGGAAGGTCAGAACTTAACAGCTGATCAAAAGAAAGCAATTGATGATAACTATGCAGCCGCAAAGTATCAGATTGAGCTCAAGAATTTCAATGCACTTGAGGCTATTAAAAAGAAACAATTTGAACGTGATAAGATTCTGAGAATAGGTCAAGCAGCTATAGATACTGCATCAGCTATTGTGAAGGGGATTGCTCAGTTTGGGCCGCCGCCATCACCAGCTGGTATTGCTGCCATAGCTTCAGCTGCATTGATTGGTGCTACACAAATTGCTGCCATTGCTGCAACAAAGTATCAATCAGGAACAGCGCCAACATTTGACACTAGCGGAGGTGTGTCTGCTGGAGCTTCAGCCAATGAATTAGGTGGTGCCAATGCTAACACAAATACACAGCAGACTGATCTTACTGGATTGGCTGCACAGCAATCAGCTGGAATCAATCAAGTGTATGTCTTAGAGTCTGACATCACTGGCACACAGAATAACGTGGCTATTCAGAACAAGCTCAGTGTGTGGTAAGGAATTTAACTTGTGTGTTCCCTCTCATCCACTGATCTGAGCATGAGAATGAGCCATATAGGTCCAGCAATTGTTGGGCCTTTTTTGTGTCACTGCCTAGCTTGAGATTTTGTCCAGGTGAATGTGGTACCTGGTAGTAATTAAGATAGAGTGATTTCACAAAGTGATTGTGCCCCCCCCAAGATATTGAGTCAAACAATTCAATCAGCTTCTGACTATCCATCATCACTGGCTGATGACATTCAAAGTTTATTATGGTGCATCCCATTGCTTTGAGCACATCCATAGTATTTTGACAAGCCTCCTGATATGTGGGTGCGTGAAGATCATTGATCATCAGATTGCCATTTGACAGCACTATATTCTCATTGAATTTGGGACCAACAAAGAAATCATCATTCATGTATAGGAACTTGCCGCCAATGTGCCGGGCAAATGTCAACAGCTTGTGAGTGACGTCACATCCTCTGACAGATGACCTTGCATCAGGGATGATATTATTGTATCCTCTGACATGATCACCAATGATATAGACTTCTGCATTAGGATATCTCTTTAAGGCCCAGTTAATGGAGTGCTGTATTGTGCTGCCTTCCTTACCTTGTTTATGTGGGTATACTAGAATCATGGAACAAAAATACATATTATCTAATATGATGAAGGAATTGCCTATTTATGAAATCTCAATTGACTTGAATGAAGCAGAGACATCTGTTGAATTTAATTCACTAGTGAGAGATCCAGCGCATGAGATAAGTTTTCAAACATTCTCACAAGCTAAGAAATTTCAATTCAATGATGAGGAGCAAGTGATCACTGGTGTGGCTATCTCTGCTGATACACCTATCTATAGATATGATGAGGATAGCAATGAAGAGTATTATGTGGTATTCACAAAGGCTGCTATCAAGGACATCATTCATGATTATGCTAGGAGAGGCAACTTCAACAATGTAAATATTGAGCACAATTCATCCAATGTTGTTGATGGCATCTACATGATCCATAGCTATCAGATAGATAATGACAAAGGATTCACAGCTCCTGAAAGATTTCATGATGCAAATGATGGCTCATGGATTGTCAGCTACAAGGTAACTGATAAGGATGTATGGGAGAAAGCTAAGGAGGGCAAGTTTACTGGCTTTAGTGTTGAGGGATATTTTCAGATTACAGCAACAGATCGCACTATTGAATCAGAGATGATGGCACAGATATTCAAGGCATTGAATGATCTAAGTGGAACAATTAAACATAGTATAATTAAATAACAAACAAATGAACGAGAACTTCAAAAAAGTAATGGATGCAATTGCTGACATGAAAGCAATGTTTTCAACATCTGCTGAAGCTACTGAAACAACAGAAGCTCAAGCATTTGGTGAGGCAGTTTTGCTAGATGGTACAGCTGTATCATATGAGGGTGAACTAGCAGTGGGAACTACTGTATTTATTGTTGCTGATGGTGAGCAGATTCCAGCTCCGGAAGGCACACATGAATTAGGTGGTGAGTTTACTGGAATCAAGATCATAACAGATGCCAATGGTGTAGTGTTAGAGGTTATTGATGAGAGAGCAACAGAACAAGCAGCAAGCTCTGATGAGTTTGAAGCAATTGATACTGAAGAGATGCCAGCAGCACTAGAGAGAGCTACAGAGGCAATCGCTGCAACTTTGAACATTGAAATGGGGCAAGCCTATGACATTGCAACAGCAGTCATTGCAGCTATCAATACAGAAGAAATGAAACAAGAATCAATGAGTGCTGAGCAAGTAGAATCAATTGTGAATGCAAAGATGTCATCATTCTCTACAGCTGTAGAAGCTATAGGTGAAATGATGCAGACTATTGCTTCAGATAATGAAACACTTCGCACTGAGATGGCAGCAATGAAAAATGATTTTGAATCATTCAAAGCAATGCCATCAAACAGCACTACTGAAGGCGAGAAATTCGCGAGAGTAAATAGTACATTGACATCACGTCAATTATTCCTTAAATCACAAATTAAATAACAAAGAAAATGAGCTTAAAAAAGTTTATCAAACAAAAATTCGACTATGATGTAGACGGATTAGCTGCTTATGTAGATGAGCAAAGAGAAGATCTAATCACTAGATCAGTAACTGAAGCAAAGACTTTACGTTACATCACAATTCAAGAAGGTATCAAAGGATCTGAAGAGATCAAATTGTTGGATGACACTTTGACTTACCAAGCTGGAGATTGCGAAATGACACCAGCTGGAGATACAGTATTCACTGATCGTGCAATTGCTGTTGAGACTCTTGGATACATGAAGAGATTCTGTCAAAAAGACTTGGCTGGATTTTGGACTCAATTGGCTTTGCGCCCAGGTGCATCTGCTGAGGACAAAGAACTACCTTTTGAAGCACAAATCACTAACTACCTTTTGAGCTTACATGCACTTGAGTTAGACAAATTGATTTGGAAAGGTAACAAAGCAACTGGTACTGGTAACCTTCAGTGGATGAATGGATACCGTCAATTCTTGACTACTGCTAATGGTGCTGTAAACCTTAACACTTCTGCAACTGCAAGTATTGATGCATCTAACGCTTATGATGTATTCTATGAGTGTTTTACAAATACACCTGAAGCTGTAGCTGAAGCTAGTGATTTTGTATGTTTTGCTGGCCGTGAGAACTTCAACTATTTGATGAAGAACTTGGTAGACCTTAATTTCTTCCACTATTCTCCAGCACAAATTGCTACAATGGAAGAGATCATAGTACCAGGTACAGATATGCGAGTGGTTAAGGTACCAGGACTTAATGGTCTTGACAATATCTACACTGGGAAAGCATCTCACTTTGTATTCGGAACTGACTTATCTTCTGACTTTGATAACTACGATTTGTGGTATTCTCAAGATGATGATGTTATCTATATCAGATCTAAATTCAGAGCTGGTGTACAAGTACCATTCTTGGATCAGATCGGAGTTTGGAACGGAACTGGATCACCTAACTAATTAACAAATATGGGGAGGGTTAGCTCTCCCCTTTTTTCAAACTTTAAAACTAAGAATTGTGAGCTGTAACATGACTTCTGGCTATAATGATCGTAGCTGCACCAATGGAAAAGGGGGCATCAAATCGGTCATTTTGTTCCCAATAGGATCAATTGCAACTGGGCCAACATTGACTAACAATGAGATCACAACATTGACTGTCACTGGTGAGGTATTCCAGTACAAATTGAAATCAAATTTATCTAGCTACACTGCGCCAATCCGAGTGAATAAAGAGAATGGAACTTTATGGTATGAGCAATCTTTGAACATGATCCTAGCATCAGATACAAAGGAGCTTCGTGCTGAGATCCACTTACTTGGACAGAATGAAGTGGTAGCAATTGTTGAGAAAGCTGATGGTACTTATGTGGCATTAGGACTTGACGAAGGTCTACAAATCAATGATGGATCAGAATACACTTCAGGTGTTATCAAATCAGACAGAAATGGACATTCAATTGTCTTGGCTGGTCTTGAAAACAATGAAGTGCCTGATGTAGCAGCTGGTATTGTAGCAACTTTGTTGACTCAACAGTCTCCAGTAGTTTAATCTACCTAATCAAACCAAATACTAGAAGGGAGAGGATGAGTATTCCTTTCCCTTTTTTTATTAAATTAGAGCCATGAAAATAGATCAGAAATTTATTGGAGCCAAAGTCAAGAGTAATCTATTGAATAGATACTTTGTGATTGAGGAGGGCAACGAGGAGTTATATATTAAACTAGGACTTTTGCATATCTTTGTAAATATTGAGCCTAAAATAAAAATAATAAATGTTAAGACTCGAGAGATATCAGACATCAACACTGATAGTGACAGTAACGGAATATCAGACTCTGACAGCCCCTTATTGGCTCCTTGAGTTTACGCATGAGCAGAGCTTTGAATCTGTGACTTGCATACTTCCAAACATCAGTACAAGCACATCAAGATTTGATGAGTTTGTTATTGAGGATGGTGTGGATGTGACTTTCCCATATGCTGGCTTTTACACATACAGAATATTTGAGCAGACATCTAGCAGTAACTTAGATCCTGATCTAGCTGACAATCTATGTGAAGAGGGCAGAGCACATGTGTATGAGATTGACTCACCATCAAATGAATTTTCGACAACAATATTAAATAACATATATGAGTAAGATCACCAGCTTGTCATTCAGCAAGCAGTATCAATTGCCAATAGAGGAGAAAGATTCTCAAAGAGGCTTCATTAAATGGGGAAAAAAGAATGACTATAGTTTTTTCCTTATTGAGCTTCTGCAAGGTAGTGCCTGGCATCAAGGTATCATCAAGAATAAAACCTACTACATTGCTGGAGGTGGCCTTGAGGCAGTATCAGGTGATCTGACTGCTTTCCTTGCCAATCCATTTGCTGACTTTGACATGAATGAGATTGCTCAAAGAATGGCCTTTGACTTTGAGGTGTTTGGTGCAATGGCTGTGATAGGTACATGGAACAGAGAAGGCACTAAGGTAGTGAGATGGGAGCACATGGATATTGACCTTATCAGAATCACTGAGGATGAGAGACTTTACTATGTGTCTGATGACTGGTCAGCTTTGCAGCAATCAGCAGAAAAGACAAATTACAGAAGCTATCCAGCACTGAATGAGAATAATCGCACTGGATCATTCATTCTGTACTATAAGGAGCCATCTAAGCAAGCAAGAGGTGAGAAAGGAATCTATCCTAAGCCTCCTTACTATGGTGGTATTACAGCCATTCAGACAGATGTTGACATCAGTAAATTCAATATGTATGAGATACAGAATGGATTCAAGGCTGGTACACTAATTAACTTGGCATCAGGTGAGCCTGAAACGTCTGAAGAGGAAAGAAGGATAAAAGAACAAATCAAAGGCCGTACACAATCTGTTGAGGATGCTGGTGAGATCATCATCACATTCAGCAATGGTGCAGATGAAGCTCCTACAGTAATGCCATTGAATGGTAATAACCTACATGAGAGATATGCCATGACTGAGAAGTCAGTGCAGCAGAATATCCTTGTGGCTCATTCTGTGGTGGCTCCATCCTTGTTTGGTATTGCTCCAAATGGATCATTCAATGCAGCTGAGACAGATGACTTGTTTGAGATCTATAAGAACACCTATATCAATTCAAGACAGAAGCAGATTGAATGGCTGATGAATTACATGGTACAGTTATCAGGAGCTATTGGTACATTGAAACTAGTTGATGTTCGGCCAATTGTAGCAGCTGCACCAGTTACAGCAACACCAGTGACAGATGCAAGTGGAACAACAGAAGCTGCTCAAGTGGATGTGGCTAAATCAGCATTGAATGGTGCACAGATTGCATCACTTGTTGAGGTGGCTGCTAGTATTAAGTCAGGCATATTGACACCTGATGCTGCATTGCAGATAGTATTGGCATCATTCCCAACAATTGGTGAGGCACAAGCTCGCAAGATTGTAGGATTGCCTAGCACTACACTATCAAGCTGTGATCACAAGCATGATTTCAGTGCTGATGAGATCACAATATTTTCAGAATACGGTGTTGATTCATCTGAATATAAGGTCCTAAAGACAAATATCATTGAATGGGATACACCATCTGATGAGGTATTCAGCAAAGAACAGATGATGTTTGCAACTATTGGTGAGGTCAAAGCTAATATTTCAGCACTAGAGAAATCAATCCTATCAATGCTCATTGCTGGTGAGGATGCATCATCTATTGCAACAGCTACTGGTGCCAGTGTAGAAGAGATTGCCAAGTCAACTGAGAGACTTATTGACTTTGAATTACTTGTTGAAGGGGAGGTGTCTGACTTGGGAAAGCAATTGCTGGATGAAGCTCCAGCTCCTATTGATCAATTCATGGTGGTGTATAGCTACAAAGAAAGACCAGGTGTACCAAAGGTATTGACTAAATCAAGAGACTTCTGCCTTAGACTATTGTCATTAAATAGACTTTATACAAGGGATGAAATCAACAATATCAGCTCAAGAGTAGATCGCAATGTGTGGAACTACAGAGGAGGATGGTATACAAATCCTCAGACTCAAGTTAGCACCCCATATTGCAGACATATTTGGGTGCAACAATTAGTTATTAAAAAACAATAAGACATGAACTATTTACTATCTGTTGAGAATCTTAAGAAACTTGGATTGATCCACATGAATACAGATACAAAGATCCTATCTGTATGCATCAAAAGATCACAAGATATGCACTTGCAGCCAGCACTTGGAACACCTTTATACAAGGCATTGCTGCATAGGGTTGAAACAAGTACCTGGACAGCGGACTATCTTACACTGATGAATGACTATGTGATTCCTTGTTTGGTAGCATTTGTTGACTTCAGAGCAGCTGCAATGCTCAATGAGAAGCTAACTAACAAAGCGGTGGGCCGGCAGTCAGATGAGACAATGACATCCAATACAGATACAGAAACTGTACACCTTAGAGATATGCTCAGAAAGGATGCGTATTTTTACAAAGAAAGATTGATTGGATTCTTGAAAGATGACAATGGTGTCAAATATCCTGAGTACATTGTTTGTTGTGATGACAATGAATGTAATGAGAAAGTAGACAAGGATCACACTGGATACAAACCTTTAGGCTGGATAGTATGAAAAAATTCACTGCAAGCAAGAAACAAATTGACAAATTAAAAAATTACCTAAATGGAAAAGACTCTAAACCAAATCATGCTGGAGCTGCAAGAGATCGCAACACAGCACAGACAAATAAATGAGTTTTTTCAAGGTGACTT